CACCATGTGACATGCTCACTAAAGGCATGTAGTTCATCATTTGTGAAGTTTACTTGTTTCATGAGTTAGTCCTCATCACTCAATTCATCATAGACCCGAACTGACAGTTCTTGATCGCCAGTTGTGACAATATTTTCTCTGTCACATGCCTTACCAACAATTTCCCAAATTTGTTGTATTTCTAGATCATTGAGAAATTCACTCATGTTGTAGTAGACTTCTTTACCCTCTTGATAAGGGTCATCATCAGGGTAAGTGTATTTCACTCCCTCTGGTCGATAATCTCTAGTCATACTTCGCCCTCATCTTCGATGTTCTTGACTACTACCTCTATTGGGTCATCATAGTCAACATCATCATGACAAGTCCAGTCATCATCTGGGTCTTCACTCTCTTCATGTGCCTTGATGTGAGCATCAACGATGCTTTCTGCGAAGACTGTCTTATAGTATGTGTAGGTCTTAGTGCCTTCAATAGTGTACTGATTCATGATGCTTGACCTTCCTCTTCTACTGCTACAATGTAACCAGTAGCGTTGAAATAATCGTCAGCAATAATACATGCTTCATCAAAGTCATGAGTTCTTTGGATTGGTGAAGTGTAGATAACATACATGTTTGTTTGTGTAACTGATCTAATTGTAATCCATGTAAATGGAAATAGACAAAAAAATAGACAGTCTCTCAACTGTCTACTTCTTCTAGTGGTACGCTAAACGTAACGTCAAACTGATCTGTATAATCAACGTAGTCTGTTATTTCAACAGGGCATTGATTCAACCACTCTTGAAACCTCTCATAAGGTGTGGTAAATTTGTATTCCATTACTCTTGAATGAAGTTTTGTTCTTGTAGGATAGCATAGGCATTTATTGCAGTTGGGTACTTTGCTTCCAACAACTTGATAGCATGATGCTCACTTGCTGCCATGAAGTAGTCCTCGAACCTGTAACCTTCAATAATTGCTGATACTTTGAAGTTTCTCATTGGTTAGTGTCCTCTTGATAAACTTGATCTAATAGATCATTATAGAATGTGTCCAACTCTTGATCGAATTGGTCTTGATTGTGTAAGTCTAACATTAGACTGTCAAAGACGCACTCAATTTTATTGATTTGTGCATCTGATAGATTTAGAGTGATTGTCTTCACTCTTCATGCTCCCATGTCATGAACTCCCACATGTAGTAGTCTTTAGTGATGTGGTTCTCTTTACAGAAGTCAATCACTTTAGACATTTCTCCCTGTGGAATCTCAACTGAGTGCCATTCTGTATTGACGGTAATTAACTTGTTACTGTCAACGAAATCAGGCAATTGTGGTTCGTTAGGCATTTGTCCTGTAATTGGGTATGCTTTAGTATAACATGTCTGTCAATGGGTTTTGTACATCTTGTGCCAATATCTCATCTGGCATACGTCCTTGTATCAGGTCTCCATAGTCTTCATGTAATTCACAACCGATATAGTATCTTCCATGTTGTTTTGCTACCATAGCGGTAGTTCCTGACCCCATGAATGGGTCTAGAACTATATCTCCCTTACGACTACCCGCTAAAATCGGTGGTTCTATCAAGTCAGGTGGAAACGTGGCAAAGTGAGCATGTTTGTATGGTTTATTTGTTACTGACCAAACATCACGTTTATTTTTCCTGTCATAAGACTTGGTAAGACCACTATGAGGATGTAACCCACTACCAGAATTATGGTACTTACCATTTGTGCGGTTTCTTGTCCCCCAGTCCTGTTTGACTGGTTCTTTGATTGCTTCATTGTCATAGTAATACTTCTTGTTCTTTGATAATAAAAAGATATACTCATGTGATTTAGTACATCTATCCTTTACTGACTCTGGCATTGGATTAGGTTTATGCCATATAATATCTTGTCTGAGATACCATCCGTCTGCTCGTAGTGCAAAGGCAAGCATAAATGGTATGCCTATCAAATCCTTTTCCTTATAGTTCGGCAACTTGTTGTTTCTCTTGCTACTATAATCAGGTAAGTCTTGCTTAGTCTTACTAACAGTCTGTTTAGGATATGACTTACCCTTACTAGGTCTGTAATTATAGTATGAGTCTCCTATGTTGACCCATAATGTACCATCATCCTTGAGAGTTCTCTTGACTTCTCTGAATACTGACACCAGTTGTTCAATAAACTCTTCTGGTGTCTGTTCTTGACCTATTTGTTTCTCTTCTCCTCCATAATCTCGTAATCCGTAGTATGGTGGGGATGTAACACACATCTGAACACTTGAATTTGTTACATTCTTGAGTGTTTCACGACAGTCTCCATATAAGATTGTGTCTCTCATTAGAGTATTGCTGATAGTGTGTTTATTCTATCGTAAGATTTTATCCTTTTCCTTGCTTTTGTGATGTAATCGCTGTCTAGTTCACATCCAATATAATCTCTATTGGATAGTTTACAAGCAATAGCGGTAGAACCAGAACCCATGAATATGTCCAGAACCAAGTCATTCTCATTGCTGTACGCTCTGATAATACGCTCTAGGATTTCTATATTCTTTGTGGTAGGATGCCAACCACAATAATCAACTGACGTAGTGTGGTTGTTCTTCTCCCATATACAGGTTGGTATAGTACCCTTAGTATAGTCCTGACCTGTTCTCATGTTCTTAGATACTTTCCTATCAACTCTCACATCATCCCCATTAAATAGGAACTTCTTACCCTTTGAATAGCACCATGCGTACTCATGCTTACGAGCAAAGTTATCCTTAGATCTACCGCCCCAATTGTATGACCATATGATCTCATTCTGTGATACAAGTGGTTGCATACGATTCAATGCTAGTTTATAGAGTAAGAACGCTTCAGTCTTCAGAGTACCCCATACAACAAGCATACGCTCATCCTTGAGTACCCTGATACACTCTTTAGTCCATGATATGCACCATTGAATGTACTCTCTATCATTCTTCCACTTGCTATCCCATCCCTTACCGCCATCAAATCCAATAAAGTAAGGTGGGTCGGTAAGAATGAGATCAACAGAATTGTCTGGTATAGTCTTCAAATACTTGAGACAGTCCTTGTTAGTAATACTATTTCTTTTCATTGAAAAACCTCTCGTCAATGTATTTTACTGTATAATAGTCTGACTGTAATTCTAATTGAATTTGGACTGTATTGCAATTAGATGTTCCATGTCTTCCTTTATTATTCCAGTGGTTGTAATTGTCAATGAGTGTGTTCATCACATAGTCTGTGTCAATGTGATATACTGCTACTACGTTTTCCTTCCAGAATAGTGAGTAGTAATGATCTACTTTGGCATACTGAACGGATGCTGACTCATAGTTGGAATTGAATCCATTATATACACCTTTGATTCGTAATGGTGCATATCTCTGTCCAGTTTTAGGGTATCTGATCTCTTGAAATAGATTTCGTAAGTCTTTAGACCTTAGTGTCTGTGACTTATACTCTGCCTTCTTACCATTAGCGTCAGTAGCATCAGAACCATAGTTGATAGTTCCCTTACCTGCTATGACTTTATCATGAACAATATGACCCAACTTCTCAGCAACTAATACTTCCCTTATCTTTGTCTTATCAAAGATATTAGTGTGACCAAGTAGTAATCCCTTCTCATGTAAGAGAAGAGATAATTGTGACACATGAAAATCTATTGCTGAGAGATTGCCTAACGTGGGATGTTCTATAGTTGTGATAGATGTCATGTTACCATGTCTTATTGTGAGTGTTTACGTCTCCTTCAACATGATTATGCTCTATCTCATCTATGTGTGCATGGTCTATGTTGATATGGGAATCTCCCACTATCTTGACTCTATGTACTATTTGTGCTTTCTTACGAGCAAATCTAAGGTCAATCCAGTTCTTGCCCCAGTATAGACCGAACAGGCAAATAAAGAATATGGGAACATCTTGCCAGTCAACTGCTTCCCATAGTTGTGCTATTCCACTAAACATGTTATGAGTCCTCGTCTGTGTGTACAAATCGTTTCTTGATAGGAAACGGAATTACTTTATCATTTTGTTTGATAATAGTATTAAATGTGTGTAGATAGGAACTCTCCAAGTCTCTTATACTATAGTTTGCATAGGTTCTTGTGAGTTCTATCAAGTCCTCTAATTCATCACTCTCACAAATGATAGCGGACTGTAGTCTGTTGATGATTCTGTTGAGTTCTTTGACTCTTTGAACTGATTCGTCCAGTTCGCTCATCAACTCAATGGTTGTGTTAGTCATGTAACTCAATTAGGAATAAAAAAACCCACACTTGTGTGTGGGTTGAAATTTTGTAGCAGTAGGATTATACTGCTGTCAATTCGCCACTTGCTCTATAGGAAGCAATTAGTCTACCAACTGAATCGCCTTTGTTTAGTGCAGACTCAAGACCTGATCTTACAGAAGATGAATCTTTTGCAATGAACTCATAAGGTGTGTCGTTAGTTGTGAACTGAACTAACACTTTATTGTTGTCTGAGAAGTCTACGTTTGCAATAGCAGATGAATTGTTGATCTTCATAAATTTGAATGATGTAATAATTGGACGTATGGGGTAAGCAATCAAACTTCCCCATGCACTTATTATAAAGGTTGGATTATTACCTGTCTATGATATGTGTTGAGACTGTAACATAACTTTACATAAACAATAAAAAACCTACCAGTACTATGACCGATAGGTTAGAAAATTATTTTGGATTAGGATTCAAATATTGCGAGTAGTGCTTCCCACTCTTGCTCTGACATCCCTTGTCTAGGGTCATCAGAGGGTATGAATTGAATGTCCAACCCCTCTTCTGGTATAAACTCTATGTCATCCATACATTATGTAGGGTTCTCTTCTGTATCGGGTTGTACAGTATCATCTAACTTAGTATAGAGTGACCAGAATGACTCTTTAGTCTCATCATCAAATCTATTGAGACATATCTGAACTGCTTTCTCTTTGTTACCAAAGATAGAGTACGCTCTAATTATGTGTGTGAGTCTTCTGGTTGAGATAATCTCATCAACACCACCCTCTTTGAATGTTCTGCGAACTATGTCTGACCAGTCACATAGGTGCTTGATGAATGTCTCATGCTCTCCTATCATAGGTATCTTGAGTGACTCTGATAGTGCTGTGAGTATCTTGATCTCTGTCTTGACAGTAGGATACTCTTGCTCAAATGTGACTGGGAAACGCTCTAGGAACGCTTCATTTAATACGTTAGTACCAATGAAACGTCCATCATCAGAACCTTTACCCTTAGTGTTAGCGGTTGCAATGATGTTGAAACCATGCTTGGGTTTGATGTACTCTCCGATCTTCTTGAGAAACACACCCTTGCCCTCTAGTATGGACTGTAGACACATGATCTTGTTACTTGCCAAGTCAATCTCATCAAGTAGTAAGATAGCACCACGCTCTAGTGCTTCGATGACTGCACCATTGTGCCATACAGTCTCGCCATTGACCAGTCTGAAACCACCGATCAAGTCATCTTCATCAGTCTCAACTGTGATGTTGACTCTGATTAGTTCTCTACCTGTTGCTGCACATGCTTGCTCAACACCGAATGTCTTACCGTTACCAGACATACCAGTAATGAATATAGGGTAGAATAGATTAGATGCTATGACCTTCTTGAGATCAGGGAACTGACCGAACCTAACAAATGTTGGGTCAACCTCTGGTATAAGATTCTCTACATCTATGCTAGTCTTACCAAGACCAACCTTTGATTGAGTAGGAACTGTAACTGGTTGTACAGGTGCGGATGGTGCAACGTATGACTGTTCAAGTTGCTGTTTTGCTTGCTTGACTGTCACATTCCAATGACCACGTTTTGTCTTGTACTTGTTGAGGAATTTGGTAATGGTCTGATACCCAATTGGATGAGTATTACAGTATGCCTTTACCATATCAGCATCAAGTTTCTTACCATATTTCTCAACTATGTTGTCAAGATGGAAGTTGCTGTCGTAAGTAGTAGGCATGAATTTTAGAAATTTGTTTTGCTTGTCCTTATCGTACCATAAGGAATATGGGATGGCAACCATCCCATGTGACACTATGCTATCTGGTCTATGAATTGTTTGACCATAACTTTGTTGGTCTTCTTACCTCTGTTCATCTTCTTGAACGCTGTAGAGATTGATCTCTTGTCTGCACCCTGATCAACTGCTAGTTCAGCATCATCTTGTAACTTATTAGTTGCAATACCATACCATTGATCGAATGAGTCAGACTTGAAGTGAATCATACCCTCCTTACGATTCTGTGCTTTCATGTCTTCAAAGAATGTATAAGACTCTCTTCCATAACCCATGTAGAAGTGTCTGTAATCCCTATCTAAGAGTCTGATACCTAAGAATTGTGTGTTAGGTAATTGATCTTTGACCGCCTTGATTAGACCACATGTGAAGTTGCTACTTCCATTACCACCATTGTATGTTCTAGAACCTGATCTAATCATGAAACCACTAGAGTAGACTGAACCTCTTGACTGGTATCCGTCTTCGTCTTCTCTTCTTACATACTCACTATGGTATCCGTCTCCGTCAGTCAATACAACTATATGACATTTTTGAATACCATTTTGTTTGATGATTTGCTTAGTCAACTGACCTATACAGATGATTGCTTCATTTAGTGGTGTACCTGATAGTTGGAATGATCTAAGGTATTCCAAGTTTCCATAAGAACTCATAGATCTTACTTGTAGGTACAATAACTTCATCATTTCATCTAAGTCTCTACCACGTTGCTGACTTGATAGTATGTTTACTAATCTAAAACTATCAGGAATAACAATTTCATTCAACTTAGGTGTGTGATGTTGTGGTATCTGACGTTGCCATGAGTAGGCATTTGGGTCATGATCTTTTAGTCTAGGGTCAAGTTGCCATGAGTCATTAGTAAAGGCATATACCTCGAATGGTATCTGTACTTTTCTACAGAACCAGACTAAGTTAAACATCTGTTTCAGAGTATCCTCTAGTACATTATTCATAGAACCAGACCAGTCTAATAAGAATACAAGACCATGATTCTTACCCTCTGGGATAGTTGTTACTTTCTTGAATATGTCCTCGTTGAATTTGTATGTATGAAGTTTGTTCATGTCTAACATACCAGTTCTTGATGTTGCTGATCTAGAATATGAGTCTGCTGACTTCTTCATTTCAAACTCTTTGACAAGGTTGTTGACATCCTTTCTAGATGATTGCTTGACCTTATTGAAGTCAGAGATAATTCTGTCTAGACTTGCATTATATGCAAAGTGATTCTTGAGTGCATCCCTGACTGTCTCAAACTTGATGAGTACTGAATCAAGGTCAACCTCTGGTATAGTCACATAAGTTGTTTCTCTGAGTGAGTCACTAGCGTGTAACTCTTGAGCATTGCGATCAAATGATCTCTGAGTGTCAGATACATCCATATTGGCATGTCTCCCTGCCTTCTCTGATAATTCGGGTGCTTCATCTTCCTCTACATCATCATCAGTTGGTACTGGTTTTGTACCCTTACCCTCTACCTCTGTACCATCCTCGTCTGCATCCTCTGTCTTTTCTTCTGGCACTACTTGAATATTCATTGGTTCGCCATCAGGGTCAAACTTGACTGACATTAGTTCTTCTAAGTCAACTTGTTCCTTCTGTTCTTTAGATAAGTTGTATAATCTAAGAGATAGGTCAAGCACTTGGTCAAATGTCTCTGCCTGTGCAATTTCTGTGATGATTTGATTCTCCTCGTCATTGAAGTCAATGCAAAGATATGCACCGATCTTGAAGTATAGATTGACTCTATCAACAAGTTTGAGATCATCTACATCATCATTAGATACTTCAAAGAAGTCATTAGAGAATAGTTCTTCATAACCTTTGTAGAAATCTCTGTTGAGACCTGCAAATCTTTGCTTCATCAACTTCTCAATTCTGGCATCCTCTACCACATTGACATAATCCATAGGCAAGTCTTTATACTTGTCCTCTTCAATCCAACGTCTAAAAGGTGTGTGAAGTGCATGACCAACTTCATGTGCAACTAATAAGTCATAGACATAGTTGCTGTCTGTCTCCCATTGGGGTAGAGTAAGAACTCTTCTCTGAACATCAAATGATGCTGTGTCAACTTGCTTATGCTCAATGATAAGATTCTCAGTTGCAAGTAATTTGGCAAGGTTGCCTTTGATTTCAATGTTTACTGGCATCATATTTGGTGTATATACTATTCATTATAACCACAATATTCCTATATGTACACCCATGTGTGCCAATAATATTATTGTCACTTAAAATGATTTTGCTTCAAGTGGATACTTTTCGATTCTCTTCTCAATCGTGTGAGAAACAGCGAGGTTCTTTTTCTTGCCTGTCGCAACATTTGAGGTCGCAGAGTTCGTTTGACATCCTTTTTTGAGTGATGTTGCCAATTTGGTATATTCATTTGGTTCTAATAATCTTATGTTATGTAATTGACTGAGACATACATTGACTGCTCTACCCTCTGAGTTGCAACCTACTGTCAGACTAATAGCACCACCAGACACAAATGATATGATGCCACAGTCAGGTCTACTGGGTTGCATTATACCATTTAGTTCGAGATAACTCTCTACTACATCCCCAACTTTCCAGTCTCCCACTTGCCAACGTGGACGAGTATCGTAGTTTCCATAACCCTCTGGTCTAGGGGGGTGCGGTATTGCCATAGATAGATTATAATATGGAGACACTATAGTATAATTTATGAAATTTGTCTACTGGGGTGCTGTAAATAGTGGTGCTGACCACATCAATAGAATGTTTGAGTTTAATGAGCGACAGCATGTGTTTTACACTAATGCTCCATATAAATTTGACAAATATATCTACCCTAAATCCAAAACCCAAGAGTGGTATCACTATTATAAACTACGAAATGAAAATAAATTAGTTCGAGTATTACATCAGGGAAACAGAGTAAAAGACCCACATATAGAGCATACCTACTATTATATGGAGAAATATAATTTTGTAGATCATAGAACTATAGACTTTTACTCTAATAAAACTATTACAGATAGTTCTGATAGACGAGGTGTAAATGATGATGTTGATATTTCAAAATACGAACCTTTCCTAAATCATGCACCAAATACATGGGAGTTTGCTTTAGACGATATGTTTGATGGAGAATTGCTAATAAGACCAAATCATCTATTAGGTATTGTAAATTGCCAGAGAGCGTATATCACTACACCAAAAATAATATCTCTACTCAAAAATACCACGAATATCGTGCCATATAAAGAAAACATTATTGATAGTATGGTAAGTAAATTGAATATTTTTGACCCTCCCAAGCAAGCGAAAAAATATATAAAACGAACTGGTAGACCTGTAGTATTCAAAACAATAATAGACGCATATAATAGAGATAAAGAGATTGTATGGAGACACCTTGATGAATTTACTAAACAACAAAGAGATATAGAACAAGCATTGCAAGATTATGATATACCATACGATCATTTCAACCTTGATACAGATGATTATAGTCGATTTGATTGTAAAATAGTTTTAGATAGTAAATACTCGCACCCAAATTTTGATTTGAACGATAAAATTGTAAAAAACAAACATAACATATTAAAGGGCATAGCAAAAGAGTATGTGACAGTTCGTGGATTGACAGACGTTAGACTATCGGGTAGAATAACGGATAGGATATAGCACTTCATGTATAAAGACAAAAAAATTATCTGTGTCATCCCTGCTAGACTTAGTTCAAGTAGATTTCCAAATAAACCTCTTGCCAAGATCAATGGTAGAGAAATGGTATTACGAGTAGCAGATATCGCAAAGCAGTCTAAGTATCTTGATGAAATAGTTGTTGCAACAGAGAATAAAATAATAAAAGACTTATGTAATGACAACGATTATTTGAGTGTTGTTACTGATACTCACTATACATGCACCCATAGAGTAGCAGAGGTGTCAGAGAATCTAAAATGTGATTATGTTTTCAACCTGCAAGGTGACGAACCACTTACCGACCCAAAATGGATTGACGATATGATAGTATATGGGATTGATAATAATATAGATGTACTTCAATCATCACGAAAACTTGAGAATGGCGAGATAAATGACGAAGATGTGGTCAAAATGATTGTTAATAATGGTAAGGTAGTTCACATGCAAAGAGAATGTGACGTGGTGTGTGATAATATAATTACCCAATTGGGATTATATCTTTATAAAAGACATGTAATAATAGATTTCCCTAATCTTGACATGACATTTGTAAAATATTGGAGAGGTTTAGATACCATAGGATTTATTGGTAGATATGATGTAATACCTTTCGATTTACATTGTGGTAAAATAAGAGCAGTAGATCGTCCCTCACATATATACGAAGTCGAAGAGCAAATGTGAAATATTCCTATTTTGGCGGTGTCAAAAGTGGTAAGTTTTTTATCAGAAGTTTATTCCAATATAATCAGAAGTCTTACTCACTTTTAAATACAGGTTACACACCATTCACTATAATAACCAAACCATTTGATAATGGATACCACACTTATCAATGGAATTGGGAAGATTCACGAACACATGAAATTAAATATTGGCACGAAGTTAGGCACTTAGAAAGTTATGACGAAGTTATAAACCAAACTCAGGAGCAAGTTTGTCCATTGAACGAAAGTGTCTGGGGAGACATGAAATATCTAGACAAACACCCACAAAATTTATACAAAATCTTCCCACAAATATACGAATCTGATATAGTTTTGAACCCACTTTTCAGTATGGGTTATTGCTCTGGGATTGGGGGGAGAGATATGAATTGGGATCTGAGAATGAGAAGACCACCTATGAATACAGACTTGAATTATGTAATAAAAGAATTACAAAATAGAGTAAATATTGTGGTATATAAGGAAGATACATACCATTGGGTATCTAATTTTTTCCTTGATGGTAATACTTATCTTCTTCAATCTCATGGAGAAGATGCTTATGTTGAATATGTCACTAATCATATCAATGAATCACGAAAGTTTGAAAAGCACTTGAAAAAAACCCTAGAGTATTATAAAATACCATATGAGACCTTCAGTTTAGATACTGGAGATTATTGCAAGACATTTGGATTGTCTAAATCTATAGATAGATCATCTACAGATGAACATTTTTGCATTTTACCACACAAATATAGAAGCAAAGTAAAAGCATGGACGGAAAATTATCTACTGAATCACTAAAATTATTTACTAATGCAAAACGAATTGCATTAATAGGTAATGGTGGTAATCTTGCTATTGCTCAACACATGGCAAGTGATATCTATCGTCACACTGGTAAGTTTTGTTTTGCTCCTGATAGTGTTGGTCTTACTGCTTTAGGTGGTGATGGAGATTGGAAGAATGAGTGGATAAGATATGCTAAACAAGGTGCTGATCTTATCATAGGCATCACTTGTCGTGTCAACAGTCCCCTCACACAAGAATTGGAAAAAGTATCTATCACCGCACCCTATGGTGGTTCGACACATACATTATTAATGGCACCAGATAAACATGAAACCATTGAGACAATTGTAATTGATGCAACACACTATCACCATTTTGAAGTGAAAGCTTTGGCAACAATATATGAAATGATGGAACAGACTGGAGTTATATTACCAGAACTACCTAAAGTTGTACAAAGATATGATGATATTACTGAAGATAGAGATGACATATACTGTATTGATATAGATGGAACAATTACTGAACCTCATGATGGTAGTCCATGGGATGCCATACCAAGAAGAGATCGTATTCAGAAAGTAAATAAATTATATGAAGATGGTGCTACAATATATCTTATGACTGCAAGAGGATTTATTCATAGCACTGGTAGATATCCAGAAGATATAAATTCACAACAAAGAGAAGCAGATTACCATTGTAGGTCACGAACTGAAGCACAACTTGCTAGTTGGGGTGTAAAGTATCATAAGTTATTCTTTGGTAAACCAAGAGCAAACAAATATATTGATGACCGAGGCGTACATGATAGTGATTTCTTTATGGGTGAAGATCACTCAAAACACTTTAAACTTTTCTAATGAAAATATATTTTGATGGTTGTTCAATGACTGCTGGTGGAAAATGGTTAGGAGAAAATTACAAAGATGTAAGATGGTCAAAGTTATTATGTGATAAGTTAGGTGCAGAAGAATATAATATCTCAAGATGTGGTGGTTCCAATCAACGTATACTTAGAAATTTATCTACAACATACTACAAAGATGAATATGATCTCGCTATCATTCAATTGACATTTCCAAGTAGGACTGAATATTGGGATGGTGAAAAATTCAAACAAATTAATTCACATGTTGTAAGAAGAAGAGATGGATCTTACCATGTACATAAAAAAGGAATTCATGGTTTGAAAAAGCAGGTGAGAAATAAAGACAATGGAGGATCAAGTTTATTTTGGGAAACATATTTCAATAGAATATATGATGACAAGTACGGAATTGCTATTGAGGAAATGGTGCATAATTCTATAAGATCTATATTCAAATCAAAAAAGATCCCGTTGATTATGCTTAGTTGTTTTAGAACAACAAAATTATCGTATGATATTATGATATTACCAGAGAATTATGATACAGTAAGTGAATCCAATGGTCATCCTAATCTAGATTCTCAAAAGCTTATTGCTGACGATATTTACAACTTATTATAAAGGTCTAATACTACCTGTGAACATTTAGAATTATACGTTTTATCAATCTTTTCTTTTAAGTAAAGGTAGGCATTATCATATTCACTGCCCACTGGTGATCCAAACCTGCCGTCAGTTATAAATTTATTATCAACGAGTTCATCATATAATACTTCTGGAGACTTTATAGCATCAAGACCTAACATCTTACACGTTAGAAACTTTCTATCCTGCTGCTTCAGTGTTTCCCATTTTTCTGTAAGGTGAAAGAATTCTTTTTGTATATCATTTAAGTAATCATATCCCCACTTGAGATATAACATAACTGTGGAACCAAACCTTTCTTGCTCATGTGGTTTCTTAGTTCTATACTTAGTGATGTCATCATACACATGCACCTGCCGATCTAAGAACTCAGCATAGTATATGTCTGTGCCTGGCCATGGTATATAAACATGCTTATGTTGTAATAACAAGTTCGCTAGAGTATATTGTCTCGTAACTGGATCAGACATCTGGATCACAGTTGAGTCTTCACCCAAGTCAATATTCTTCCAGTTCTTCCATATGTCACAACTACGCCATGGTACTAAGAATGTGACAGGTCTTGGTATATCATCTATAATACGTTGTACACTTTCATATTCATCTTCCCTTATGGTACATTGATCATCTCTTGGTAGAAAAAATAACGATCCAGCAGGTGAAGCATGAAACTCTGGCGTATTCTCTTGAGCATGTGCTATCTTACCAAGTTCCCATAAAAAAGGTGCTGTACCGTAATATGGTACAACACCTCTTGATTGTTCCACTAATCTTTTATGGTGATAGTCAGACCAAGTGTAGACTTTATTACTATTAAATGTACCAGTCTTAGTATAAAGGTAATCATTTCTACCCAATGCTTCTCTGCATACGCCAGGTAGAATGCCAAAATCAAAAAAGGTATCTTGGTTCAATCCAAGATACCTACACATGGTATGATGCCACTTATCTGATTTGTCTGCCATTATAAAAAGATCAATTTATTTTTTAGTAACTACCCTCTGTTGTTACACCTGCTCTTACTACACTTTGATGTTGATTTTGTAAGAACCTATCTGCTCTTGGAAATGGTGGACTATGACCTGCTTCTCTTAGTGCTTTATGTCTTGCTTTTCTATCATCATTACTTTCATATAGATCAAAGAACCCTCTACCTTTAGATCTTCCATTTTTTATTGGTGTTGTATCACCATATAGACCTGTTGTCCAAAGATTAGATGCTTCAACATTTATCTGCACATATCTCTTTGAATCTGGAAGAGTAGGGTCAAAAGGACCTACTGTTTTTATTCCAACCAAAGTATTAGATGTTGTTGATAGACCAGCAGCATCAAATTCTCTCGCAGTCCATCGAACCCAAGCAGAAGTAGGCATTGTTGATCCAAAACCAACATTATATGATGGTATATTTTTTTCAGTAGAAATAAAATTAGTAAATTGATTTTGTCTAATTTGTACTCCACCATTACCATTTGTGCTCAAAGTGGCACTAAAACCGTCTCCTCTTGTAAGGAGATTATCCCTATTATCAGGTCCTTCTGAAGTAATCATTTTTTGTTAGAGTAGTTATTATTTGCCATCCCACTCACCGTTCATTGATGGATCGGTGGTAGTACGAGCAAAGGCGACTGTTTCTGTGGATTCCACGAGAATTGCGTCTACATCATAATCATCCAGTAAACCTTTTTCTAATAAGATTTGAACCAAACCTACATTAGAAATGTTAACTTCCGTTCTATCAATTGGGTGCCATAGTCTGTGATGAACGTAATCTGTTATCGTACCATAATCACCATTTACTGCATTTGCATAAATGGTACGTGAATGTTCTACAGAGTCAGTTGGACTTGCTGTAAACGATACGTAATCTACGTCAGTAATTTCAGCAAAATTAACCTCAATAGTGATAGCGTTTTTATCATCATTTGCCCACACTGGGTTTTTCGCATCTGTGACTGTAAAATTAGCTGCCATTGTTTTTAGAACCTTCGATTTTATTTATGCTGAACGCATCCAGAGTGTAGTAGGATAAGCAACTACAGTGTTTACGTTGACGTTTGTAGAAACAGTGTTCACCGTAGCATTACCACCAACACTCAAGTTGTCAGTAGTTACATTACCTGCAACGTTCAAACCATCAGTTGAAACGGATGTGTTACCTGCAACGTTCAAACCAGATGTATTTACGTTACCACCTACTCCCATATTATCAAGACTCACGGAACCTGATCCAGAGAAGTTACCACCTGCAGTAGATGATTTTGTGGAAGCGTTTGTTCCAGACTGTTGGTGGTTGTGAGAACTAACAGATATATTACCAGATACGTTTACGTTAGTGTTACCTTGAATATTACCAGAAGAAAGAGTAGAGTTACCTTGAACTTCACCACCTTGTAGTGCTCCTGAAACGTTACCCTGAACTTCACCACTTGATAATGATGTGTTTCCTTCAACGTTACCAGAAATGTTACCACTACCTGAACCAGTACCAGAACCTGATCCTGAATTAGTTAATGGAGAACCAGAATCATATCCCATGAGTTTCCAAGTTCCACTTGGAGTTACATTACTCGAAACTCTACCAGTGGAGTCTGCATAACGTAAATTAGAACCCGCTAAAGTTTGACCTGGGTTATATGATGTATTACCTGATGCTTGCATCAAGAATCCGTAAGTACCAATATCACCTGTAGATGAGTTAGTATTTACTGATGCATCTAATGTAAGTGACGCTGTGTTTATAGCACTGATTCTTTGATCAGAATCAACAGTTATAACAGGAATTGCATTACTGGAACCATAGTTTCCCTGTGCAGGGTCAACTGTTACATTTGCATTTGCAGCATTTCCGTAAAAAGCCATTTAGTTGAATTTCTCCTTCCTTTTTATTTATACTTCTTGAAGCATGAACTTGTAAGTCTTTCCAGATCTTCTGTTCTTCAAGAATAAGTCATGCTCACCCTCTTCAATCAGATAAGAACCCCAAGACTGGTCAATGGTGTTACCACCTTTTGCTTGGTTGTTCAAATCTATATCAGAAGTATAGACGTTTCCCCATCTTGTACCGTCTGCTCCCAAGTCACGAGTGCCGTTTGCTTCTGGTAAGATGTTACCAGTCACAGTGATCAGTGCTTGGTCAAATACAGCAACAGTTGAACCATCGGCAACAACTGTTACTAAACCGTTCGTACCTGTGTCAGTGCATGACACAGATGTATTCAACTGCTCAATAGTAGTACTATCAACTGCAGTTGTGCTTGCCGAAGTCACTTGACCTTGAGCATTGACGACTAGAATAGGTATAGCAGTAGAACTACCATAAGTTCCAGCCGATACACCTGAGTTTGCTAGGTTACTACTTGCTAATTTTGTGCTCAGAGTTGTTGTACCTGTTACAGTCAGATCACCAATGACCCCTGCATTACCATCAACATCTAAGGTGTCAATGTGTGCTGTACCATCTATGAATAAATCTTTCCATTCTTTTGTAGAAGAACCTAAGTCGAATGTATTATCATCATCTGGGATAATGTGTGAATCGACTTCTCCACCGAATACTATATTATCTGTATTTGCATCACCAAGTGTAAGAGTACCACCGTTGAATGTTGTGGTTCCTGTTACTGTTACGTTTCCACCAACATCTAGGTTGGAGAACATATGTACATTATTAAGGAAGGTTGATACACCAACGTGAGATGATAGACCTGCTATTACCTGTTGATTCTTACCACCTACCTTTGCTAATTCTCTAGCTCTAGACATAATGGGTATTTTGTTAAAATCCTATCGTTTGTATTTATACCTCAGTGAGGTTTATCTTATACTTCTTGCCATTACGATTATTCAATAAGAAAAGCGTATCTTCGCCCTCTTGCATAGTCCAGTCACCCCAAGTCCCGTCCACTGAATTTCTCATATCTTTATTAGAGAAGTGCATATCTGCTGTGTATATGTTAGCCCATCTAGCAGAGGGACCTCCTAAGTTTCTGGTATTATCAGCATCGGGAAGTGCTGAACCAGCGACTGTTAAATCACCAACAGTAACAGATGGAGTTCCAGTCAATCCAGTAGCGTTACCATTGAATGTGGTAGCAGAAAGAATGTTTGTACCAGGATTATAAGTCAAGTTCGTATCAGTACGAACATCCTCATTTCCTGTTGCAGTATCTACAAATGTCAGAAAATGTGTAGCATTTGTAGTATTTGTTGCAGTAAGAGTTGATTTTGCTGCTATGACATCAGTCAATGCAGATCCATCTACTGCAGCAAGTGCTCCTGTAATTTGACCACCTGGTATATTGGTCAATGACGCTCCTGAACCACTGAATACAGCAGCAGTAAACGTTCCACTTGATGCATTATATAATAACGCACTACCATCTGTCTTCGGAGCAAGGTCACCAGTAGCACCAGTAGCAAATACTGGGAAGCAAGTAGAGTCAGCCGACTCATCTGCCAGCGTAATCAAAGATGCAGCACCAGCAACACTTCCAGTTACATTACCAACAAACCCACCAGTGGCAGTTATAATACCACTCGCATTTACATGTGTGGTCTGGAGATGAGTTGTAGTTGATACACCAGAAGATTTTATATTACCAGTAACATCACCTGTTAGATTACCAGTAAATCCTGATCCACCTGGTGTGGCAACAAATCCACCGTCAGCAGTTGCTATACCACTAACATTGATGTTAGTACCACTGAAGAATGCCACAGTTGAAATACCTGTAGAATTCAATGATCCACTGAATCCAAAACTTCCTACGGGTGCTATAAAACCTTGTGATGTTGTTATAATACCAGTAGCATTGATTGTTGTTGCTTTCAGCTCAGTGACCGTTGAAATACCAGCATTGAAATCACCTGTCAAATCTCCAGTTACATTACCTACAAGATTACCAGTAACATTACCTACCACTGCTCCAGTATGTGTTCCTTGTGTGTCTCCTGTTACATCTCCAGTTACATTCCCAGTCACAGGACCGACAAAACTCGCTGCACTTGCAATTCCAGTTGCTTTTATATGCTCAAAATGTCCAGTAGGTGAAATAGATGCAATACCAGTAGCCGATTGACTCACAGTCAAACCTGCACCAATTCTTATCTGACCAATATTAGTAAGAGTTGTAAGACCTCTATCATCTTGGAATGTAAGTTTCGCTTCTGCTGTATTGAATATTGATACTATACCTGCTTGACCTGCTAGTGGTACAAAGGAGAGACCTGCACCAACCTTGAATGTTGTAACACCAACAACTGAAACGAATCCAGATGGATCCATCACATCATTAGTTGATTTATTAATGAATACTGTTGCTAAACCTATCTGTGCATCGCCTATCTGTTCTTTGATCTGTGTTACTGTGACACCATTACCTTCAAAATTTAGTTTGGTAATAGAACCAGCAAAACCTGATGGTGTTACATTCTCGTCTAATACTGTTATACCATCAACAGCACCTGATGGTGTAAAGACATCCCACCTTCTTGATCCGTCTGTGTTACCAAATAGTATATAATCATTATTACTAGGCAACCCAAGGTTGGGTTCCATATCTCCTACGCCCAAAAACTTAAGGGGATCTGAGGTAGTCTGATTTCTTGTAGTTGATAATCCAGCAAAACTGGTTACACCAACCTTTCCCGATAAGAGTCTTGGCATTTTACTTAGCGTTCTCCAATACGCTGATGATACCTTTCATGGTATTATTGACATCAGCAGAAATTTTCAATATATCTCCAGTTTCTAATACAAGTCGTCCTTCTATGAATGACATTGCATCTGAAGCTGGAACTCCAATGTTTGATACGATCTCAGTATCTACAGAGTTTCTACTGTGCTTTACAGTAAAGTTTCTTACAGATGAACTACTTCCAACGTTTGATACGTTACCGTATATAATCAACGCTGCAACACCTGGTGGGCATGTGTAAATCCCAACTGCAGAAGTTGTAAGTGTGTGGGTTATAGTTTTGAACCTATTTAAAGGGATTGCAGCCATTACTTTATTGTCCTAATGCTATGATAAGTGGTGTTAGAGTTGCTTGAATACTCTTGTTGAATGCATCACCAGTGACAGTACCTGTCTGCTGATTGATCGTAAATTGATCACCAACTTTGAGGTTACCTCTTTCATCTGTTGACGTGTAAACTACCTTACCACCATTCTCTGATGTAGTTTCATTCTCAGGTATTGTAGTACCACCTTTTCTAGGTAATGCTTGCCCGATTGTGAGACCTGCACCAATATATTCAAACGTATATGATGAAGCAAGAATTAGAGATTGTCTTGCGAAAGGCACAGTTGAACCAACACCCACATTTGATGGTAGATTTTGGTCAAGGGTGATTGTAGAAACACCAGCAGTGACTGGAGTCGTACTATTTATAGTAAAATAAGATGGGTCTAATGATGCTGTTGCTGTTGCAGTAATACCAGATTGAGGAGCAGCAATCGTAACTGACGGAGCTGACCTATATTGAGAACCAGTGGCAAACATGTTTACCCCAGTTATACTACCAAAACCACTGACTACTGCCACACCTTCTGCAGTAATACCATCAGGACCTGATGGTGATCCTACAGTAACAAGTGGTGGGTTTGAGCTGGTGTATCCTGAACCAGGATTTCCTACAGTTATCTTACTAATACCGTTGAATAATTCTCCAAGATATAATACCTGTCCTGTATATGGTCTTTCTATTGTGAGTCCTGAAACAACTACTGTATTATCCTCTGCCACACCTGCTACTGCTAAACTTCCTGTCTGAGTTACAGTACCAACACCTGATGCAACCAGTCCTCTTGTACCAAATGATGCGTTAGAGTTATTAAGATCACACTGTGCACCTGAAACGCAAGTGATTGCTGCCTCGTCACATATAGTGAAGATTGAAACTAATTGTGCATATCCATCATTAGATATAGTAACACCAATACCACCTTGATTATACTGAGTATATGAGTCAACGTTCATTGACTTCAGACCCATCACATCATTACCATCAATCTTCATACCGATTGAGTTAGGTACAAAGTTTGTACAGTTTCTAATGTATGGTGACTGTGTAATAATACCAGCGATCCGTTTATGAGATCCAGCATCACCAACATTTATAGTAAATGTATCGTCGGTTTTTGCTGTAATAGCGGTGAATATACCTGCTACTGGGTCAGTTGCTCTTGGATATGGATGTGTTGTAGCATGAGAATCCTGATCACATGAGAACGCTATACTATTGGTAGCGATACCGACTGTATCACTTACAGTAAGACCGTGAGATGCCTTAGTAATTGTGGTAATACCTGTCAGTGGATCGTAAGATACGGATGTTGGTGTAATAGATGCACCTGTATGCCAATTAGGACCTACTTTTACTGCATCAGTTGCTCCGTAACCAGCGAGGAATTTATGTCTATTAACTACACCGCCTGGTGGAAATGATATGATAGAACCTGTATTAGCAGCACCGACAAATGATAAGTTCTGGATCAGTGTTCCATTGTTTACATGAAATAAGTCTTTACCAATATTTGTTGGTATAATCTGAGTATTTCTAAGATCATCACCATCTATAGTGACGTTTCTTGGTATGAAAACTGGGTTATTTTCTTGGTATATACCACCTGCAACTCTAACAACATTACCAGCTACCGCTATACTTGTGGCACCACCAACGGTTCTCTTAGCAGTTCCTGGCGATAGTCCATTATTCTCATCATCTCCATTCTCAGTTACAAATATAACGTTTGATATTTCTGATCCCTTTGGTTCCCATACCGATTTACCTGATGCATCTGCACCCAATACAGAACCTGCAGCACCGACAGTCTTATTACTATCTAATAATTGGGAGTCAAAATGAACCTGACCACCTTCTGTTTGTAGTAAGTATTCAGGTATAGTACTACCAATACCTACTCTATTATTTGTGGTATCATATACTAACTGAGATGCCCCACCAAATTTCCCATCTGCTTCCTTGAACTGTACTGTCTTTGTACCACCTGCAGCATTTGTTTGTATATTTGCAGTAGATGTAAATGAAACTCCTGTACCTGTACTGATGAGCACCTGACCATTTGTACCCTCAGATACATTTGAGTCAAATAATTTCTTCCTTATTACAGTATCTTTGTTTATATCAAAATCTTTACCTGGTTGTGTACTACCGATACCAACCGAGGATGCTGCTACAATCCCATCAAAATTTGCGGTCAGGGCAACATCTAATCCAAACTTAGGATCAGTTTTACCTATACCTGTCTTTCTACCATCAGCATCAACGACGAGTGCGTCATCACCAACTTCAAGACCTTTTTCTACAGCAAATTTTTTATTTACTGATGCCATCTACTACAATGCTCCTTAGTATGTGTATTTATCAACTTACTCGTATAATGTAAGCAATAGCATAATATGGTGGTAAGTTAGCGTTTGTCGCTGACACACCTTCAGTACCAGTATTTCCAGTAATTGTTATTGTCTCAGTGCTTGTGGTTCCTGTATCACTAAAATTGGTTCTATCTTCAGGACTTCCAGACTGATTCTGTTCAGCTCCCGACCCACTTGGATTAGTCGCAACTGTATGAGTGTGAGAGTGTGATGCACTTCCACTAAAACCGTGTAGGTGAGATGGTAATACTGCGTCTTTTGATCCACCAGTGCTGCCAGCAGCGTAAGTTGAACCACGACCAATTACAAACCTGTCCTCTAAGTTAGGAACTGTAATACCATTAATGACATTTCCTCCGTTAGTAGTATCACATAATCTCCACTCTGTAGGAACATCTCCATCAGCACCTGACCACATTATGATACCACCCAACGGTATAGTACCACCACCAGTGAATCCACCAGCAGTTACAGTTCCTGTAACGGTTGCATCACCACCGACTGTAAGATCATCAGCGATTGCTGCATCGTCAGTAGAAACTAAATGTTCACCTGTGACTGTTTGGGATGCAACTACATTTGCTGCAGTAGCAGTGGTTGTAACTGTAAGAGTATTAGCAGAAAGTGTTGCTCCTGAGAATGTAAGTGATGAACTATCCTCTAATTCTCCACCTGATCCAGCGATAACAACTCGTCCAGCAGTAAGATCTTCTACCTTTGCACTGCTTGCTGCAAGAGTACATGTAGTAACGCCTGATATTGTTATGTTACCAGTAATAGCAACATTACCAGTTATATCAACTACCTTATCATTCTCTGCATTTGTTTTTCCAACAGCTAACTTATCAAAAGCATAATGCTCAGAGTTTGCATCGTAAGATATAGGACCAAAGCGTTGCCAAGGATTAGATGCATCAGTGGTTCTGACCCATCCTAGATATCCACCCTTATCGTAAGATGTGGCGAACAATATATTATCAGTGCTACTGGTAGGAGTGCTTCCACTAATTCCAAGATATACTGACTGTGCCTGATCACCTGCTCTGTTACCTTTTAGTCTGAGATCAATAACTTCTGTATCACCACCACTTGTCAAACTATTTGTAACATTGATGTCACTGAAACTAGCAGTTAATGGTAATTTGTTTGATGCAGCAGTCTGATCAATTTGTGTTATTGTTGATGTCTCTTCACCTGTGATAGCATCAATTTTCTTACGTCCGATAAAGAACTCACCCTTATCATTCAGACCTGTGTATACAACAGCACCACCATTGACGTTGATAGACTGTGCAAATATTTGATCATCTTCGCTTAGAACTCTATCCTGAGTCTGTGGTAATGATGTAGAATAGTTACCTGGTCCAAATCCAAGATATTCAAAGGTGTGTCCTGATGCACGTATGATTGAGTTTCTTCTATTCTCTACTGGGATTACTCTTATCTTTCTTGCAGCATTGAATCTTATATGTGCAACAGCTTGAGTACCAAATAATCCTCTTATAACCTCTGTGCAATTCTTATTAGCAATTCTTAGAATCTCATCCTCAACCATTATGTAATCACCACGTCTAAACATTGCCTTCTTCTGCAGACCAATTGTGGTCGATGTTGCAGACATAGCAGAGTCAATTACAGTTGTATGACCTCCATAGATGGGAACATTTTGATTGAATCCCCTCATAGAGATACCTGCATCATGTCCAAATGCTGTACCTGATGCAGCAAATGTAGGTGATGATGATGCACCTATATTTACAGATAGTGATGAACCATATCCTATTCTATCTTCTACAAGATGAGTTCCATTATACTCATTATTAGCATTATTGATGACAATCATGTCACCACGCCTTAGACCAATATCTTGGAATAATGTAACCGTTGCTATACCACTTATAGTGTCATGAATAATATTTGTTATCTGTGTAGATACACCAACATGGTATGCAAATCCGCCAGGTGTTGACCAGTCACCTAATGACTGACCTTGGAATGTAAATCTCTTTTGTTCATCAACAATAGTAATTTTGTTGATTCCATTGAATGCTGTTGATCCTATACCAACAGTTTGTATTATATCTCCGATACTATTATCAATAGCACCAACTGTAACCTGACAATCAGTACCTGGTGCTATAAAAGGAACACCTTTTACTGTGAGAACATCATTCACAGCATATCCACTTCCAGCATCAACTAATTCAACACCTGTGATAGTGGCAGCAGCAGAAACTGTAACATCAGCAGTTGCTCCATGACCAGTTCCACCAAGAAGATTTACGCTATAATAGAATTCTGCACTACCACTATTAGTACCATAGTTAGATCCACCTGTTAAACCTGTAACAGACTCAATACCATTAAGATTATGTTGTCTTCCAAGATCAACACCAAGATTCTTTATGCTTCCAGATCCAGATACAACAGCACCTGTAACACCAATACCTATACCAGATCTTTCGATGAATGAGAATATAGTTTCTTTTGTTATACTCTTAGATGGGTCATTAGTCTTGACCTGACCGATCTTATCTCTTAGTGCAAAACTAACAGCTGCATCTGGGTCATCATCATTATTATCAACACTTACCTTTGGTTTGAAATCATTTACATTCTGACCATACTTAATTGAGTCATCTGTAAATGGTGATACATTTGGAGAATCTAGGTATCCTAATACAGTGATATCATAGACACCATCTTGTGCAGACTTTTGGAACCTTTGTACTTTTTCTTGTGCAAATATTTGATAATCAGGTCCAAAATCTTTTCTTGAGAAGAATGGACTGAAAGTACGTCCCGAACCAACGATAGTCCTATCTACCTGTGTGTAAGGTATTGTTGTAATCTTAGTGATTGCACCAGGATCTGTGTTGAGTCCTACTCTAAATGTTTTAGGATTATCAACTGCAGATACGCTGAATGATCTGTTGAAACCACTATCTTCAACACCTGTTGTATTATTAGCACTTCTAATTCTCTTTACTTCGACGGGCTGACCAACAAGCAGATTGTGTGGTTGAGTTGTAGTTATAATACCAACATTACTTGACCATGATGCTGTTACAATACTATTATCTGTCCTCAAATCTGTGTCAGATGTAAGTGAAGCATCACTGTCTTGGAACTTACTATCATCGATTATAGATGCACTATCTTGTATTACAAATCCATTGATAGGTTCAGCAGCAAGGGTTGATCCTTCTGGTATAGAATATCTAAGTCTATAAATTTTCTCTAAATCTATTCTAGAATCTGCTATTCTAGAGATTGTTGTAGTCGGTGTTTCGGGTGCTAATAATAAGGCATTAGTAGCAATAGATGTTGATATACTATTTCCAGTGTTTACATTGACATACCATCCACCAGCAGTAATATCATATTGTATTGGATGTCCCTCATCACCTGGTTTCTTATCTTCGACTGATGATACTATAGTGAGTTTACCGCCAAGGTTATTGATACCACTGATTGCGTTGGCGTTTATAGCAGCATTCCTACTGGTTGCAAGTTTTAATTGATGTGTGCCAATACCAGTTGTTACAGCAAAATACTTTTGATTATGCTCTATACCATCAGGTAATGAACCATTCTCAGATATAATTCTGACTGACTCACCTGGTAGTAATTGATGAAATGTTTCTAGGGTTAATATATTACTTGTTATACTATTAATACCAGAGTTTTGACCAACTCTCACTTTTTTCTTACCAGATGCACCTAGATCAGGGATCTGTGGTGTAGGCATTAGTACATTTGCTGTTTCTGCTACATTATTAATGAGACATGTTAGTACTTCACCCTCTTTAGCACCTACCTGATACGTAGTAGCTTTGTCAGAGGGTGGATTACTCTTGCTAGTAAATCCTTGGATGAATAATTTAGTATCACCTGCTGTAGTGGTAGTGAGACCAGTTGCTATTGATAACCAATTGAAGTTCTCTGATTTTTTTACATTCTTCTGAGGTGGTACGATAGAAGTAATATATCCCTTATCATCTTTTGTAAATGCTTCATCCCTGAAACCTTTTGACTCTAGTGCTAATGCACCAAAGTTTGAATTAGAGTTTGTAAGTGAGAAGTCAGCACCTGATTCAGTTACAAAATGTTTTGCATAACCAATGGCAAATACTGATACAAGTTGTAAACCAGCTTTGTTTGATCCCTTAATATGGAAGTTTTCGTAATCTGGTTTGAATCTTGCTAAACTATCAACGTGAAGAGTGGTTGTAGATCCTAATTCTGATTGATCTTCATAGACACCTGATGTAGTATTATACTTTACGAATGCATTATCATCTTTCTGTAAACCAATACCAGTGAACTGTGCAGCAAGCATAGACTTGAATCCAGTTGCTTTGTTACCGTCAGCATGCAATCCATTCATACCAAATACTGATCTTACAGTACAGTTGAATATGTAAGGAGAAGCAGAAGCAACAGTGTCACTTTCAGGAACAACAGTAGGATTGATACCTGTTAAGTTTGGTAGTGCAGTTGTTGCAGGTGTAATTGATAATGAATATGTAAAGGTGGTATCGTTTATGACCTGTGCTACTACATGAGTGCCATCATACTCATCACCATTATTACCACTAGCGTTGACATCACTTATTAATACTGCTGTGCCTTTCGATAAATTATGATTTGTCTTAGTAAGAACAGTAACAATCTGTGTAGCGTTAGTGTCAGTTGAATTGGATCCTGAGAATATATCTTCAATCTCAATAGCCCCTATTTGCGATACGGGTCCTACAATCTTACTCTCTTCAGCAATTTTTTGGAAATCTTTAGTTGCTGGATATATTGGTAAACTACGTCCAGAGTTGGTACCATAAGCACGGGTCAACTTAGCATAATACATGTCTAAGTCAGTGTTACCTGATGTACCCTGCTGGTTTACGCCATCTGCATACTCAAAACAAGTAAGTTTATGGTGTGAATAGTTTGGATTGTATGTATTTTGTGTATAGTCTCTGAATACTCTGTCTGCTGGATCTCCATCAAAGAATGTAAATCCAAAGAAGAAGCAACCACCTGTAACCCTGAAGATTGCACTATTGGCAATACCATTATTATCAGGTTGTGGTATAAACTTTGGTCTTATCTTAGTCTTTCTGAGGTCAGCACCAACAATAGATGTACCCCTTGGTAATATAACTCCACCTTCTACTGAGTTGAATATATGTAAAACATTTGATGTGTCCTGAATATCAAAGTTTGTTCCGATAGAAAACTCTGATATACTCTTAGATGTACCACTTATATCTGTTATATTTCCGCTTGTGTCAATCTTATATCCTGGTCTATTATCAATATAATGTACACCTGTGGATACATGTATAGTTGTCTTATCAAATCTATCGTTATCTTGACCTGGCTGATATGAAAATCTCGCTGACTCAATCAGTGCTCTTTGAATCGTCTTGAAGGGACGAGTTCTTGAATTACCCCTATTGCTTACATCATCTGTTGCATCGAGTTCTTCTGGGTTAACGTATAATACGTTTCCCTGTACATTTTTTAGAAAATTCTCAAGTCTACTTAGAGGCATTACCTATTCCTGACACCATTCCGTAAACTTATTTATACCCCTTTATATTCGTGGTATCTTCTGAACTAAAGGCACCAAGTCACTTTCTACCTTTTCTACTATATTATCAATGATGTTTATATCAATATCTAAAAACGGAGGAGTGATACCTAATAGTCTGAGAAGACCATCAACAAATAATGCTAAAGTTGTAAAACCAAGTATCATACTAATGACAGTAGCATCTCTATTATGCTTACGCATTGACTCCTCATCAATACGTCTTGCTTCATCCACTGCCTGTTTTATCAGAATATTAACTTCCTGTTTGGTGTAAAACTGCCCCACAACAGGAATATTATGAAATTTTATGTCTGATAATGGGAATCTAGTTTTAGACATATACCATTTCGATTTCACTATCTATCTCCTTTGCCATCTTAGACACCTCCAATATTCTCATGAACTCATCAACAGAATCACATGTCAAATCTCTAACAGCACCATCAGATCCGTATATTTTGAAATTTCTAGAAGTAATTGATACCTCTAACCTATCTACATACTCGTCATCAAACTTAGGAAAATCGGTCATTGAAAAATTGTAACTCCACCTATGATAGCACACCACACCCTAAAGTCAAATATCAGTCGTGCGGTATATTGCATGATCATCTAAAGCGTCTAAGTCAGAGACTTTTGCAGATCGTCGAGCTTTTGCATGTATATGGTAATATGCATTGATAGGACCACCTGCACCATTTCTAATTACAACCTTTGCTCCATATGGTATTGAGTCAACAAATAACTCTTGATATACGCCAATAGGAGTAATCTGTACACAAATACTTTCAGGGTCAATCTTACCTACCATGTAATCTGGTAGTTCAATGATACCATCGATCTTCACTTTTCCGCAAGTTTCCATGATTTTTTTCTTTTACTATACTATGGTTTTCGTATTTTGTCCAGTATCGTAGTTAGGATCCTTAATATTCCTCTCTTTGTCAGATGGATCTAATCTGATGTTTGGATCAGGATAATCTTCCCAAGTCTCACCCTCATACTCTACAATTAGTGGGTTTATATCATTTCTCTCACCTACAATCATATAGAAGCAATCAATATCTGAATCAGATTCCAGCACTATTTTCTCACTGTCAAATGATGCGACATATATGTCCTCTTGCTTTCCTATAGGTGTGATTTGCACTGTAATACTATCTTCATAAACCATATTCTTCCAGTAATCTGGTAACTCAATTGTATTAGAATCTTTCAGTCTACCTCTATGATAGATTGCTACCTCAGGTCCTTCAATACATGCATATCTCAATCGGTATCCTTCTTTAGTGGGGTGTTTTATATCAAAAGACTTACCAAGTGAATCAGCAGTTCCAAATCTTGAAGCGAGTCTACCTTTATTATCTCCGTCTATCTTACCTGTAACAAATAAATCACCATCAATAACCAAAGCATTTTCTTTCTGAAAACCTCCACCATCACCTACAATACTTACATCACCTTCAATATCAAGTGCTCTACCTTTCATCTCAGGTTTGAAGTCACCCAGTGCTGTGCCCATATTGACAACACCAAATGCTATGTCACTATGTGCACCTAAAAATATAGGACCTGTGACAGCAAGTGTGCCATCATAGGGTTTATCTCCGTTCTTTGTTTCTACAGATCTATCAAGTTTTACAGGTTCTTCAGGTCCTATGTAAATTTTACCTGAGTCTAGGTCACGTATTCCAGCCATTAGTTTGCCCCAAGTTGTTTTACAGTGCTAGAAAGAGTATCCATATGATTAGCGAATGTAGGTGGTATCAATTGTGATGTTGGTTCATGTATTCTTACATAACTCCCAACAAGGTACGCCATGTTCTCAGAGAAACAAAATAATTTATTCTTAGCATCTAAAGTAACATCCTTTGCCATTATAATAGCATAATTCTGAACATTTGCCCTAAAATCATGCTTTGGATTTAACACTATATCACCTACATCAGCATCAGTTGTCTCCATGACAATATCTTTTGCTTTTACACTAAATCTACCATCGCATTCTATATTGATATCCCCCTCAGATTTTATTTCAAGAGGTCCTGATCCTTTTTGTATTATATTACTTCCAGTAGAATTGGTTTGAGACTTTAGTTCCCACCCACCATCTTTGAACAAACGCAAACTAGCAGCAGATCCAGATGCTAATTGTGCTTGACTCTTTCTCTTTTGAGTACCCTTCTCCATACCAATACGAAGAAAACCATCTTCGGGATTGGTTACTATAATTGGAGGGCAACTTGAAACTTTTGACATTAGTAAGAGGAGACACAATCAATGACTTGAATTACCTTAGTAGAAGGTAATATTGGTTTCTCGTAATTTTCAACCTTCACAAAATTCAGTGATGGTCTAATATTTGCACCGAAACCAGTCTTTGTATTTATCGTAAGATCAGGGAGTCCATTAATACCATCTTTCACATCAAGTGGGTTTGCACCGACAATACGCCCGTCCTGAATTATAGGTTCTAGAACTTGTCCATCACCTGTAGTTATGGTATCACCTTGCTCATATCCTACACCTGTTCCAACTACATCAATACCATCAATAACAGCGATTACCTGTTCACCATCACCGTCAGATACACCACCACCTAAGTAACCGCTACCTGATTCTTGCATCACAACCTTGATTATCTTACCATCTTCAAGTATTGCTTTACCTCTAGCACCACTACCATTCTCACACTCATCTATAAATGTGACAAGAGGTGGGGATGTATAACCAAATCCCATGTCACTCATTGATACACCAATAATTTCACCTATCTCATTAATAACCGCTTTACCAGCACCTCCAATACCTTCACCACCAAAGAACTGTACACTAGGAGGACCACATCTCTTACCGAAAGGACCGTCAGCACCTGAACATCCACCGACTATATCTATGAGTCCACCATCTTCATTGTTTATATCAATCTCTAATAATCTTTGTTGTGCAGTAGTACCAAGTCCATCTATTGAAGATGATATACCTGTAAATGGATTCTTGACATTCTTGAGACCAGGAAATATAGCTTCTCCTATACCCTCTATTTTTGGTATCATATTCAAAGAATCACTTATTTTACCAATTCTACCCATATCAGGTTTTACAAGACCATCAGGTCCTACGTTTAGATCCCAATCAGTTGGATCTTGTTCACACTCTTGACCTTCACAAGAGAACAACTTGAGTCCTACTTGAGCAAAACCCAACGCCTTTTTCATTGTTTGAGTAAAGTCTGGTAAACCAGGCATACCACCCAATAAAGAACCTAGTGGGTTTGCTAGAGTATTCAAGACACCAGTGATGCTGTTTATAGCAGGTCCTATTGCAGAGGATATTTTATCTGTTATATCAGATAATATACCACCTAAAAGATTTTCAGCAGCACAAAGTGGTAGACTGACTAATTTACCTAGAGTTTGTTTTAGTAAATTCTTAATCATATTACTAAGACCACCTAAAATATTCTCAAACAAACATGATAGTTCTCCTAACTTATCATCTATCTTTAGTTTTTTTAATAAGTAATCAGGTTCAGTAAATTTCAATGCAGAATCTACAGACTCATTGATCTTTACCATCATCTCCGCTTTTGCCAACCTAAGATTTACAGATAAAGCACCACCTATTTTACTTGATACCTTTCCTAATAGTTTATCAAATTCCTCTGTTGGAACAGGAATATTGAATACTTTATCTACATATCCGAATGGAGTTGGTTCTAATCTCTCAACATATGATATTATACCCTTCATTTCTTTGATAGCATCACTCATCGCCTGTGCAGGTTTCGTACACTTCTGTGCTTGCTTTACAACTATCTTTTCATTATTAATTTTCTCTATATGTGTCTCTTGAAACAATCCAGATGCATCACGGATTTCATTATTAGAATCTGAGAAACCACCTTTTTTATTAGGTTGCTTATCACCTGTAAGCTTGATGTGAGCACCCATTTCTAGTGCTTTTTTGAATGATATTGGTTCAAATAGTGATGTTTCATCACTCAATGTTTTTTCATAAGATACAGGTTCACCCACAAAATGACCTTGTGGTAAAGATCCAAATATTACAGGTTGTTGTGCTTCTTCACCATCTAAGAAGAAACCCATGACAATTTCTCCTCCCTGCAGTGAAAAAGACTGACCACCATAATTATTACCCGACCCTAAGTTGGGAGGCATCAGAAATTGTGCCCAAGGTAATTCATTATCTGCAATCTCCTTATCAGGAGGATGATGTCCTATAATTCTTACTTTTGCCCTGTATCCATTCTCTACTGATTTCTCTCGCCAATTTTCATCAGTGGTTACCTGTCCGATAAACCACTGAAATCCGTCTCTTCCAGCAAAATCAATTTTTGATAGTCTTTGTTCAAGCATTAGTCGTCATATACAAGACACTCTGGTTCGTCGGGATGTAAGTCACAAAATACTTCTAAGACGTTAGGATCATGATGATCACCTGCCTTTATCTCATCTTTGTGATGTTCTGCATACTCTTCCAAATCATGCAGTTCTTCCTCTGCATGCCTACGTGCTGCAGCGTTTGTTTCTGGATTTTCTAGGATTTCTTTATCCTTCTTGATGTGGTCTTCGATTGATTTCATGATAGCTCCTGATAGGAATCTCTGACTAATTCTAAACCAGTATAGTCTTTATCGCCACCAAACTGATGACATAATTTAGAAATAAGATAAAGACCTGATTGAGGACCATCAGTTCTGGTATTATTTATTTCAGGTAATTTGAGGTATATTACCATACCTGCTTTTAGGTTGAGATTTACTGGTACTATAATCTTTGTAACCTGTGAAAATAGTGAGCTATATCTTGTTGTTGCTTGTGCTTGTCTAAAGTATGACTCTTCACTCTTCGATTTGACCTCACCATCAGATGATAGAGCACCATTATCTACAGTTTGTAATAAGATACGTGAATAATTTTCATCAATACCTTTTGGTATCACCCTTTCATCAGCAGATTTTTTTAAGTTACCATCACTGTCTCTGTAACTGTACTCTTTATATTTTATTTCTCTTCTTATTATGTCATAATACCAGTTAGCAGTCTTATAATGACCTACAGTTAATTGCTGTAAAACATTATGATTTGTTTCCAATATGGGTTGAGCTGACAGTGTGAAATAATTATCAGGATCTAGAGTGCTCTTACCTATCTTATACTCATAATTAGGAACATTATCTTTATTTGCATCTTCAAAAGATTTATCTATGTCTATAAGATAGAATCCATCTTGGGATTGGAAAAATAAGAAACCAGCAGATCCTTTTGTATCACTCATGTCCCCATGCACACATTTTTTTGCCAACCATGTACATGCAAATAATGGTCTACGATATCCACCAACAAAAGAATATGTGTTAGATGAGGGGTCAGTCCTCACCATTTCACCACCCATGTCCTTTACTATATTTTCTATATTATCTGATATATTTCCCGTGTACTTCTTTCTTATTCTGGATGTATGATTATCAAAGGCAGATTGTTTTTCGCATGTTATCTCATACATTTCACGTTTAGCTGAGGTAACGTAACTAGAAATATTACTAATCTTCATCTCCTGTTTCAGGACTCTTCCGTTTGATTCAATTTCAATCATCATTTTATTACCACTTCTCACAGGTAACTTATTATATCTACCCCTAACATCTAAGATACCGATACTTAGATGCACTGATGTGTCAGTGACATCCTCATAATATTTGATACCATTCGTCTGCAGTGAAAAATCAAGAGGAGTTCCACCATCAGGAGATGATATGTTAAATGCTAAAATCTTAGAACCAATTGTTTGTTTCTTCATACTGTTACCTTCGCAATCAGTTCACTGTATTTAGTTGCAACATCAAAAGAATCTGCTGGTACAAATATAGGCACCACCTGTGTTTTTGGAGTCTGCATAATTTGTTGTGGTTGACTGTTATTACCTTCAACCATCATTATGGTATTTGTTTTCATTCTCTGCCCACCACCCTTGGATCGAGTGTGTGGATTTTCTTCTGGTATGATTATTTCTTTACCATGTAATACTGCAAGATAACCTGTATCAGGACCGTCAAAGACACCACCGACCATTCCGCCTGGTGGTGATCCCACTTCCTTA